CCGATGACTTTGCGGCCCTACGATCTGAAGCAAAAGCAGCAGAGGATGACCTTAAGTTTCTCACTACAGAAGCCGATTCTTTCTACGGTGACATTCAGCAAAAACAAGCAGCGCAACAGCAAGATAACGCCAAGCATTGCATTGAAGTCCTAAAGAAAGAGATACCCGAATGGTCTACTGACCTTTATAACGACATTCGGAAACACGCTATTGAAAGTGGGCTACCTGAAGAGTCTGTCAATCAGTTTACCGATCCTACTGTGATCCAACTGCTTCACAAAGCAATGCTGTTTGATAAGACAAAGCAAGTGGCTAAAACTAAGAAGTCCAAAGCACCCACGAAGATCCTGCGTTCTAAGAAAGCTCCACCTTCCAAGGCTGATGTAAAACTCAGTAAACAAAAGGCAGCTAGAGATAGACTGAATGCTAATCCTCCGAAGGGTAATGACCTCGACTCAATTGCTGACTACCTAGTGTCAAGTTGGGATAGCTAAACCAAACCCTTTCTCAATATGAAAACCCATAGGAACTATTAACATGGCAATTTATCAATCGTACCAAGTTGTGGGAGCAGCAGAGGACGTTTCTGACGTTTTAAGCATGATCTCTCCAACCGCTACACCTTTCCAAAGCCTAGTCAAAAGCGAGAAGATTCACGCTCGTACATTTGAATGGCTTGAAGATTCACTACGAGCTTCTGCTCAAACTGCATTGGTTGAAGGGGCTGACGCTTCTGCAATCACTATCTCTCCTGCTGTATCACGCTCTAACACCACTCAGATCATCGGTGAAGCCTTTCAAGTATCAGCTACTTCTGATGCTATTAAGACTTATGGCGCTGCAAAGCAGACGGCTCTACAACTATCTAAGACCCTTAAGGCTCTTAAGAATGACGTAGAAAAGTGCTTCGTAGGTGTTGACCAAGCTGCTGTTGCAGGCAGTGCTTCTGTTGCTCGTAAGATGGCTTCTGTATCTTCACAGATCAGCACCACTTTAGACGCAGGCGCTAATGCAACTGATGCTCTAACTGAAGCAAAACTCTTGACTCTAAGTGAGACTTGCTACAACAACGGTTCTGAGCCTTCAGTACTAATGGTTAAGCCTGCTGATGCGTCTATCATTGCAGGATTCGCTACAGCTACAGGCCGCCAACGTGACATCGACCGTACTATCACAAACACGATAGACGTACTCGTAACTCCGTTCAACGAAGTAAAAGTCGTAATCAACCGCAGTAACTTAAGTACTCATGCGTTCTTGATTGATCCGTCTACCTTTAAGCAAGCTGTATTGCGTCCATTTACACGCACTCTACTTGCCAAGCAAGGCGATTCTGACAAGCACTTTGTTGTCGGTGAAGTATCGGTAAAACACTCTAACTTTGGTGACTCAGGAATGATCATCGGTCTTTCTTAAGACTATTAGTTAGTAGTACCACCTGAATTAGGGGGTGGGGTTTACAGTAAGGGTTTTGCTCTCCTTAACTTACTGTCGGCCTCACTCCCTTTTTTTTATGTAACGTAAGGAGCAGCCAAATGTCAGACCAAATAATTCACGATGTCCAGAACAATCTTCTCGACGATCAAGATGATAAGAACTTCAATATCATCCACCACCAGAACATATCAAAAGAGTTCTTAGATAGCACAAAGATAGCTAGAGAGGACTCTTTAAACCACAAAGAGGGTGACTACATGAGAGTTGCCTCAGTCCCTGTGGTAGTCCATGAGCAGTGGCTAAGAGAGGGCTTCGACATGATGAAAGAGCCTGCTAAAGCCATCCTCATGCGCCTTAAGACACAAGACCTACATGCCTTTATAACCACTAAGAAACAGGTGTAACCTATGAACCTTGGAAGTATTAGAACCCATTTTAAAGCCTTATTAAACCGAAGTGATGTCACAGACTCACTCGCTACTACTTTCATTGACCAGGGTATCACTAGGATTCAAAGATCACTCAGAGTCCCTTCAATGGAAAAGAAGCATACTTATACCTTTAGTGCTGAAGCAAGCCAAGTGTCTCTACCTACAGACTTCCTAGAAGCTATCGATGTCTACTACGATCATACGGCTCTCACTAGACTCCCTATGTCAGAGATGGCTGCTCGTAAGGAAGGTAACGAGACAGGTATACCCTCGTATTTCACTAGAGAGCAGGGCGCACTACTACTGTACCCACACCCTTCCTCTGGTAGCTTAACTCTGAATTACTACGCTACGTTTACTGACATGGTGAGTGACTCCGATGAAAGCATCCTTGCACAGATAGCCTCCGACTTAATCATCTACTCAGCGTTAACCTATGCGGCTGACTATTACCTAGATGAGCGTTCTCCAGTGTTCTCAAACAAGTACTTAGAGTTTATGAATGAGCTTCAAGAGCAAGCTAATGACGCTGAGACAAGTGGCTCTCTACAGAGCATTCGTCCTTCCTATACATACTAAGAACAAACTGAGGTTGTAGATAACAATGAGTAAATCTTCCTTTTACGCTGAGAGTGGTGCGTCACCTACGGCCACCAATGCCATAGAAAATTCAGTTAGTGGAGCAGCAGCTTCAGCAGCAGCCAGTGCAGCCTCTGCCACAGCAGCAGCTTCTAGTGCAACCACAGCCAGTGCAGACATTGCGGCTAACACAGCCTCTGCTGCTGCAAGTGAAGCATCCAAAGTTACATCTGTAGCAGCTAAAGTTGCCGCAGTAGCAGCCCAAGGATACGCAGAGACTGCTGAGACTAACGCTGAGACTGCTGAAGCAGCAGCCCTAGTTAGCCAGAATGCTGCCTCTGCTAGTGCAACCGCAAGTGAAGCCTCTAAAGTAACCAGTGTCTCTAGTGGCACTACAGCGACAACCAAAGCCTCTGAAGCAGCCTCTTCAGCTACTAACGCATCCTCAAGTGCTTCACTGGCAGCTTCTAGTGCCACAGCAGCAGCTTCGAGTGCTACCGCAGCAGCCAGTGAGCTAGTAGCGTCTGCTCTTAAAGCTAACAACCTCTCTGACTTAGCGAGTGCAACAACTGCCAGGACAAACCTAGGGTTAGGCACAGCGGCTACTACAGCCTCTACTGCTTATGCTACGGCTGCTCAAGGTACTAAGGTTGACGGTATAGAGACAAGTGCTACAGCCGACCAGACTGCTGCTGAGATAAGAGCCTTAGTTGAATCTGCTACTGACTCTACTGTATTCACAGATGCTGACCACTCAAAGCTAGATGCTATAGAAGCGAGTGCTACAGCAGATCAAACTGCTGCACAGCTACTGACTGCTATCAAGACAGTCGATGGTACAACCTCTGGTTTAGACTCAGACTTACTCGATGGACAGGAAGGTACTTATTACACAGGCTACACTGATACTGCTGTAGCAGCACTTGTAGATTCATCTCCTGCTACTCTTAATACCTTGAATGAACTAGCGGCTGCTCTGGGTGATGACCCAAACTTTGCTACTACTACAGCTACCTCTATAGGTAACAGAGCAGAACTAGCAGGCGCGGCTTTCACTGGAGCAATCACCACTACCTCAACCTTTGATGGGCGCGATGTTGCTACTGATGGCACTAAGTTAGATACCATAGAAACCTCCGCAGATGTAACCGATGCTACCAATGTCACAGCGGCAGGGGCATTAATGCTCTCTGGCGGCACGGTGACAGGCACTTTAACACTGTCCTCAACGTACCCGCGATTAAACTTTACGGATACTGATAGCAACTCTGACTTTTCAATTATTAATGCTAATGGGCTTTTGTCAGTCTATGACGTAACAAATGCTGCAAACAGATTTACTATAGCCTCAGATGGCACGTCTACATTCGCAGGAGAAATCACAGCCAACGGCGGTATAGCTCTGGGTGACAGTGATGTAGCTACTTTTGGTGCTAGTGATGATCTCAAGATTCACCACAATGGTTCTAATAGCTATATTCAAGATTCAGGTACTGGTGATTTAATTATAGCAGGAACAAACCTCTCCCTGCGTAATTATGCTACTGACGAGATATTCTTGGATGGTACTTCTAATGCGGCTGTTAGGGTTTTCTACAACGGAGCCGCCAAACTAGCCACCACCGCCACAGGCATAGATGTCACTGGTACTGTGGTAGCTGATGGTTTGACTGTTGGCGCAAGCGCACCGCCAACTTGGGGTACATATCAAGCGGTTGCAACTGTTGGTGATTCAACAATTGTAAATTACCAAACATCAAACAGACAAGACTTAGAATTAGTTTCAAATGCTTATTACAATGCAGGATGGAAATTAATTAAAGCATGGGATGCTTCAAGGTATACACAAATTGATGGCGCTCATTCGTTGCAGATAGCGGCAAGTGGTGTGGCAGATTCAGCCATTACTTGGAAAGACGCATTAAATATAGACAACAACGGCGACATATCCTTCTACGAAGATACAGGTACAACGGCTAAGTTCTTCTGGGATGCTAGTCTTGAAAGATTGGGATTAGGCACTGCAAGCCCCCAAACAGATTTACATGTCAAAGGTGGTTCTGACATGGGTATTAGGATCGAATCAGCTAATGATGGATACGCCAGCTTACAGTTTGGAGATGCAGACGATACTGTTCGCGGGGCTATTACTTATAATAATGCAGACGATACTTTACAGTTGAGAGGCTATAACAATACAACTCGCATGACTATAGATAGCTCTGGTAACGTAGGTATAGGCGGCACCCCGTATACCAAGGTGGATATAAGAGGCACAAGTGCAACTTCTAGTGCCACCCTCCAAATTGTTGGCACTGGGGTTTCTGGTTTATTATTAGGGCAAGATGCTGACGGTGGCGTGATTCGTGGGCAAGGGGGAAACAATGCTCTAAAGTTCTACACTGGTGGTGTAGGAGATAACGCGGCCAGTGCGTCTGGTACGGAACGTATGCGCATCAATTCAGCGGGTGCAGTTTCCATAGGAACCACGGCCACTAACGGTAAAGTCAGCATCCAAGGTAGTGGTAGTTATAACTCTAGCAACTGGGGCATACCCTCAGACCTGACAATTCGCTCTAGTGAGATGAGTGATACTGCTTATCATTCCATTCTTCAATTAGTATCTATTAGGCAATCACTGGGAACAGGTAACACGGCTAATGGATTCTTAGGGTTTTCAACTATTGATGACTCCAACGGTCAAGGAATTAATGATGCTTGTCGTATTGCAGTAGTCAATGAAGTGGGTAGCTCAAGAAACTCCGCGACTGCTTTAAGTTTCTGGACAAACGCGGGTGGAACCGCTACCACAGCCCCAACTGAGAAGATGAGGCTCGATAGTAACGGAACCCTACTACTAAGCACTCCCGCAAACGGAGCATACGGCTACCTAAACATCAAAGAAGCGGGTGGTGGTGATGTTCGCTTTGGTAAAGGCGCGGGTAATAACTATGATGCCATATTGGGTACTTGGTCAAATAATGATATTGTATTTTATGCTAACTCAGTAGAAAAAATGCGAGTTAAGGCATCAGGTAATGTAGGCATAGGTACAACAAGCCCAGACACACAACTACACATTCAAAACCCAAGTACTAGTTGGGGGCAGTACTCAACAATAAGGCTAGGGAGTGACATAGAGGGTACAAACTACGCTGACTTAAAGTATTACAGGGGTGCTAGTTCAGCATCTGAGGCCTTCAAGCTTAACGTAGCAGGAACCGATGCTTTAACAGTATTGAAGAGCGGCAATGTTGGAGTAGGTACAACAACCCCAGACGCCCCTCTTTCAATTTATGCCCCTAGTGTAACTACAGTAGGCTCTGGATTAGGAGGACTAAGAGTACATAGACCGGGCTCAGAGGGCCAGTTTGGTTACTTTGAATACGGCTATGGGTCAGGCACTACCTATATTGGATCATCTTATACTGGAGGCAGTGCGGCCACCTATGGCAATATCCAGTTTAGACAGCATAGCAATGGTGGCACCCCTATAAACTCGCTCTTACTAGATGGTGCGGGCCGCGTGACCATGCCTTATCAGCCTGCTTTCAGAGCGGCGGGGAATAACTCTTGGCAAGCCCTGACTAGCAACGTACAAGCGCCCTTTAACGTCGCAGTGGTCAATACAGGTGGTCACTACAGTGCCGCTAATAAAAGATTTACTGCCCCAGTTGCAGGAAACTATTACTTTGCTTGGCACACCTACAATGACCATACGCATAATAACGCAATAGTCCCTAGGGTTAATGGTACTGGACTATCAGGCGGCGGTGGCGATGCCATAGTTGCGTACCAGTCTAATTCCGTGACAGGCAATTTAACAATCAGCGCATCAGTTGTGCTTGCACTTTCGGCCAACGACTATGTAGATATAGCAAGCCGAAGCAATCATACATCTAATATATATATGCCTCACTCACAATTCTCAGGCTACTTAATAGGATAACAAAGGAAAATCAAATGAGTATTACAATTGAACTAACAGCTACACAAGAAAAAGCACTAGCCTTTGTTGCACTATCGCCACAAGAGTGGGTAGAGAACGCAGTCCATAACCGATGCCGCATTGCAATAGACGAGATATATGCAACCGAAGTTGCTCGCATGACAGCCGACCCAGAGATTACTTCTATCCCTGCTGACAAAGATGCTGTGGTATTAGCGGCAGATATACAGTCAGCGGCAGAGCGTCAAGCGGCCAGCGAAGCAGAGCGGGCAGAGTAATGGAACTAATACTAAAGAGCCTCAAGTCTAAGACAGTACAGTTCTCTATAGCCCTAGCTGTACTCTCGATACTCCAAGGCTACGTTAACCTGTTGCCAGTGTCAGCAGGAGGACAAGCGATGGTAGGTTGCCTCATAGCAGCCTGTGTGACGGTATTGCGCTTTGTAACTACAGCACCAATATCATCTAAGTAGCCACTAACCACCCACCAATAACACAACACTATGGAGATCCCAATGGATGACCCTCATGTCGCCAAAGATACCATTGATTTACTCGCAGCAAGTACAGGGATACTCTCTATGGCAAGCTACTTACCCCCTATGGCTTCCATCTTTACAATCGTTTGGTTAGGCATACGGATCTATGAGTCACCTACAGTTCAAGCTATTGTTCACAGACGGAGGCCCAAGAAATGACCCCTGAGAAATACCAGTACTTCAACCTTGGTGACTTCGACTGCCAAGAGACTGGGGAGAACAAGATGTTACCCCAGTTCATCCATAAGTTAGACCACCTAAGAGCAGCTTGCGGTTTCCCCTTCAACATAACCTCTGGCTACCGCAGTATCAAACACAGTGCAGAGCGCTCTAAGGCAGTACCAGGCGGCACTCATTCCCAAGGTATAGCCGCAGACATCTATGTCAACGGTGGACGACAGAGGATGCAGATAGTCAAACATGCGGCTGCTCTAGGCTTTAATGGCATAGGTGTAGCTAAGAGTTTTGTACATGTTGATATGCGAGATGGAGACAAAAGTGTTCTTTGGTGCTACTAATGTGGAAACCAATAGTAGTACTCATGTTTCTCTCTACTACCTTAGTAGCCCAAGAGTCAGAACCAATGGGCGATACATCCTCAGATAACCTACAGGACGGCTCACTGAATACCAATACTGTTGGTTCTACTGTGAGTTCAAACAACAACAGTAAAGATGATAGCGTCACTAACACCTACAACGGTGCAGGCTCAAGTTCAGATATGCCTGTAGGTTCAGCCATAGCACCTTCGTATATGTCTAACGGTATGGAAACATGCTTACAAGGCTCTGGTAGATCCTTACAGACAGGTCTAATAGGTTATACCAGTGGTAGCTACCAAGCTGATGTTGACTGTAACAGACGTAGAGATGCCAAGGTTCTATCAGACCTAGGTATGAAGGTAGCGGCTATCGCAAGGATGTGTGAAGACGTACTAGTCTGGCGTTCTCTCTTTATATCAGCCACCCCTTGTCCTATCTTAGTTAGCGGTAGGTTAGTCGTAGGTAAGAGAGCATTCTTAGTGATGAAACGAGAGCCATCTCTTTACATACCAGACTACGGTGAAGTGGCTATGCGTGTAAGAGCTACTTGGTCTAAGAAGCCACCCACCCCTCGATACACCAAGACACAACTTTGGTACAACTCTATCCTAGACATTGGAGCGCAAGATAATGAAATTGCAATTGAAGACAATAGCTCTACTAAGTCTGTGTCTGAGCAGTTCCGTAGTTCACTCGACTGAGTTAGATACCCTGATAGAAACCTCTGCTCAGATAGTGGGACAGATAGATCGTGGTATCTTAATGACAGGTGCTGCAATGGGCTACTCCCACACTGGCACTGGTGTCTCCGATGGCACACTAGCAGGAACAGCTTACATCTCAGTAGATCAAGTACAGGCTTACAATCTGGCTCTCACTGGCATGGTGGCTTACCTACCTTATGGTTCAGCCCAAACATACCTAGAAGAACAGGCCCAAGCTGAACTAGCGTTAATGGAAAGTGCTATAGATACGTTTACATCGGTTGTTGTCGATATGCTTGCTGTGGTTCAGGTAGCAGAGATTGCAGCCGCAGCAGCTACCCCAGATGATGAAGCAGCAGTACAAACCTATGTTGCTAACAATACAGATGCTCTAACTATCAACCAAGATGATGCTGACACTTACAACCAAAGTCTGGATGACATAGAGATTCACGCTAATGCCGCAGGAGCTTTCTTAGGTGTTGCAGCCAACGCAGATGCCGTAGCTTTCTTAGATCAAGGTGCTATGGATAACAACACTACAGTTGAGAGTAATACTCTTAGTTACAGTGCGTCTAACCAGGCAGTGAGCATAGCGTGGTCATCTTCTAATACAGTGAGTGATGTCTATGTCAACGGTACAGACCAATTCAGTATCAATCTGTACATGAGTCATGCAGACATTCTGACAGCAGGAGCAAGCAGCAGCTTGTATCTTACTGGGCCAACTGCACTAGGTTACTGTATGTTTATCTACGCGGGTGAATGCCCTGAAGGTGATGGTACATGAGTCTAGAAACCACTGAACTAAAGATAGGTGACACCTCCTTTAAGGGTGTCTACATAGCGATACTGTTTTCACTGGCGACTACCCTAGGGGGTGGCGTATGGACGGCTAGTAGCTTGTATGGGCGCTTAGAAGCACAAGAGTCCAGGGTTATCCCAGACATAACATCTATTGAAGAAACTATAGCGTTAAACAGGCAAGAACTAAACGCTCAGATACTTTTGATAGAGCAGCAACTCAGTGCAAACGATGTGAGTCAACTACAAGGCAAGTTAGCCACCCTAGGTACTAACCTTGTAACCATCATGGAGCAGCAAGAGAAGTTACTGTTGATTGATGCAAACGTACAGAAGTTAGCTCTAGATAGTGAATCTATGAAAGCCACAGTAGCTAAAGCTGAACTCATTACCCAAGCAATGTCCGGTGTTAACTCTGAGATGAAAGTTATCAAGAGAGAGATCACTGACCTTTGGAGTGGGCTAGATTATGTCACTGAGAGTAACCCCTTAAAGTAACTAGGAGAGTAAAATGCTACAAGCACTACTAGCACCAGTAGCTAACCTTGTCGGTGGCTACCTTAAAAACAAATCTGAAGAGAAGCAGGCCGTACACCAAGCCAAGATCACAGCCATACAAAGTGATGCTGACTGGGAATCAAAGATGGCAGGAGCCTCTGGAGCCTCATGGAAAGATGAGTATCTAATTGTACTCCTAACGTCACCAGTGATAGCCATCATGTATGGTGCTATGACAGATAGCCCAGAGATCATTGAGCGCGTTAAGTACGGCTTAGAGACTCTTGAGTTACTCCCTGATTGGTTTTCCTACATGTTAGGTGTAGGTGTAACAGCTTCCTTTGGTATCAAGGGTGCTGACAAGATCATGAAGCTAAGGAGTAAGTAATGAGTGGCAAAGGTTCAACCCCAAGACCTATCCCTAACCGTGACCAGTTTACGGCTAACTGGGATGCAATCTATGCAAAACCGAAAGTAGAAACTACAGAAAGCATAGGTAAGAAAACCCCCTCCAAAGTAGCACCAAAGCTACTCTAGATTATTAATGGTGACCTTTAGCACCAAACCAGTAGACAGCCATAAAACCTTTGTGTATCCTTTGCGGCATCGGAGTCACACTCCAGTGTAAATCCTTGAATTCCCTGCCCGGGTGGCGAAATTGGTAGACGCAACGGACTTAAAATAGAAATTCCTAGCGAAAACAAGGACTTAGAGAGCGCAAAGGACATATTCCTGAGTAGCTCCCCCCAATCAAAACCAGTGTGACTCCTTAAACTTAAGTGTTAAAGGAGATACATCATGTCGTACAACCCCGAAAAACAACTAGAGTTATACATTAGCAATACAGAAGTACATAGCCACACCCCCATCGACTTCGACAACAGTTACACCATAGAGAAAATACCTTCACTACTTCAGTTCACCCAAGCTCACTATAAGAGAATCTGGGATACTGACAGCCACAGAAAAGAATCACTAGCGAAAATAGTTCGGCTATCAGAATTTGCCGACAATGAGTTTCGCCCAATCACCCAGTACCGCCCCTCGTACATCTACGACTTCCTAGAACATAGGCGAGAAGACTTCGGTAACAAAGAAGGAACACTCAACAGATACATAGCTTGTCTCAGTAAAATCTTTAGGTTCTATGAAGATGAGTATAACGTCCAGATAGCCCCAAGGTTACGCTATAGACGCGATCCTAACAGTAGAGGCAGACCTAGAGTCTTCTCCAAAGTTGAACAGAGTCAGATTCTAGAGATGCTATCAACCAGTGAGTACCCTTGGGCTGCACACATGGTTACCTTCGCTTTAAAGTCTGGTATGCGTAAGGGTGAGATCTTAGGTATCGGTAAGACAGCCGCTGAAGTCAAGAGAGATGAAGTCTACGGTCGCATCATGTCTGAGGGTGGCCTCCATAAGATACACCTATACAGTACTAAGAATGGTGATGAACGCATAGTTCCCCTACAGCCCGCCGCATGGGCGGCTCTACAGGCTCTAAAGGAGCGTCCCTCTACAGACTTTGATCACCACCAGTTCTACAGGGTGTGGGACAGGGTGCGTAGGAGGTTAGCCCCCAACGATGAACACTTTGTATTCCATGTCTGTAGGCATACAGCCGCAACTGAACTTGCTCTCAAAGGTTTCAACATGAAGCAGATAGGTGACTTCTTAGGTCACAAAGCAATCGTAACTACAGCTAAGTACATTAAGAGTACTGAAGAAAGTACCCATGAAATGGCTATGGCTTTGTAGTACCCATAGTTATTTTAAGGTTATTTAACTTAAGGGGTATCTATTCACAATTTACAAGAGCATATTACATGATCGAATAAACACATGAATACACACAGAGGAGTAGTAGCTTATGGAATACGCAGTCGAACAAATAGACACAACAATTGATGCCGTAATGGCCTGGTGGATACACGATGTTATCCCACGGCAAACCAACTGATTTATTAATGGTGACCTTAAGGTAATACCGCAAGCGTCACTTCAAGGGGAAACACAAGATGACAGATTTAACTACTCACGCAAGAGACCTACATTTAGAAGAGTTGCAACGTGAAGATCAAATGCGCCAAGGAGGCATCCAAAGATACAACAACCGTCAAGCCAAACAGAAACAGCTATCTAAAAGTAACACCCACCATAGTTTTATAACTAATGCTCTAACCAAAGTATCAGAGGGTATAACCCAATACATAGACCTAGAGTTAGCCAAAGGAAGAGGTAAGCCCTATCGTTGGGTTGAGACACTTAAAGACCTTGACCCAGATAAACTAGCTTACATTGGTCTTAACACATTCATGGATGCAGTAGGTCAAAGCTCAAGTCTAACTGCTTGTACCGCTAAGATAGCCAAGAGGGTAGAGTTAGAGGCTTGGAGTCGTGACCTCAAGAGATACAACTCTAAGTTACACCGGAAAGCCGAACAGTTAGCCACCAAAGGACACCAGACAGACCGTAAGAGAATAGCCGCAGTAAAGAGTATGGTTTCAAACCACTCAGCAAAATCCAAAGTTAAATTCACACCACAGAACCTAGATGTAGCCATAAAAGCCTTTGCAGAACCTGTAGTTAACGCTGTACTAGAGTTCTCTGATATCTTTGAGGTCTATACTGAGTTCATGGCTAATCGCACTAAGAAGATGATTGGGCTTACTCCAGAGGCATCGGCTGAAATCGTTAGACAGGACATCCAGGCATCTTGGAGGCAACCCATGTTTGCCCCTATGATTACACCCCCAGTACCTTGGACTAGCCTACTGGATGGTGGCTACGCAAGTGAAGAGCTATCACACTTAGTTCCCCTAGTGAGAGGCTCTTGCTATGAGCAGAGTGGACACATAAAGCATGACTTTGCTAAAGCAGCTACTGAAGGTGAAGTTCCTGCTTATGTTGAAGCCTTGAATGCACTACAGGCTGTCCCATTGAAGATCAATACGGCTGTCCTAGAGTTAGTACAACACTGTTGGGATTCAGGAGAGTCCTTCAAGAAGTTTCCACTACAGTATCAAATGGATCTACCAGAGAGTCCTACTACAGAGGCTTGGGAAGCTCTGACTGTATTCGAGAAGAATCTACTCAGGATGGAACGTACCAAGATCATGAAGAAGAACCGTGAGATCACTGGTCGTTCTTGCATGATGGAACAAGACTTAAGTACTGCTACAGAACTTGCTTCAGAAGACCAGTTCTACTTAGTGTGGAATATGTGCTTCAGAGGTAGGTTTTATCCTGTGTCGAACTTTAGCTACCACAGAGATGACCACATTAAAGCCTTAACACTACTCAAGAATGGTTCTCTGGTTACTTCAGATAACTGTGAGTGGTCGGCTATCCATTTAGCTAACTGTGGAGACTTTAATAAGATCAGTAAGCAAGACTTGTCTGATAGAGTTCTTTGGGTAGAGTTCAATGAACCCATGATCAGATCCATAGTAAAAGACCCTGTAGCTAACCTAGAGTTAATCCAGTCAGCCGACAAACCCTTTCAGTTCTATGCAGCCTGTGTTGATTGGGTTGGCTACCTAGAGTCAACTGGAGACTACATAAGCTGTCTACCTCCGGCACTAGATGGTAGTAACTCAGGAGTACAACACTACAGTGCATTATCTCTGAATGAAGTCGATGGTGCTTTAGTTAACTTAGTACCTAGTGACATACCTCAAGATGTATACCAAACAGTGGCTGATAGAGTGAATACGAAGCTACAAAGGATAGCCCTAGCAAGCACTGTAGAAGCCAACCTAAAGCCTCGTAGAGATGCCGATGGTAACGTGAAGATGCCTGTAGAAGAGGTGCGTAAGGAGCGTAAGGAGGGCGCTAGGCTATGGCTAGATCATGGTGTCACCCGATCCACTGTAAAAAGAAACACAATGACTTACCCATACTCAAGTAACCAATACGGTTTTGCTGACCAGGTAACTGAAGACCTAATGAAACCTTTAGCTGACAGAGAGTTAGTTTACAAAGAAGTACACCCCTTTGGCACAGTAGATCAACAGTTTCATGCTACTAGACTCTTTGCTGAGATTAGCTATGAGAGTGTACAAGAGGTTATCTCTAGTGCAGCCCAAGGCATGAAGTTCTTACAGAGTGTCTCTATAGCGTTATCAAAAGAGAATAAGCCGACACACTGGAGAAGTCCTGTAGGTTTCCCTGCTGTACAGAAGTACACCAAATGGAAGACTAAGAAGGTACGGCTGTATCTCTACGATAGAGAAGCCAAAGTAAAGACTAGAGCGCAGATGTCTGTACGCAGAGAAGATAAGTTCAAGATAGACACCGCTAAGTCTAAGGCAGGCATTGCGGCTAACTTCGTACACTCTCTGGACTCAGCGCACCTAGCGAACACAGTGCTATCTCTAGTAGACAATGGCATTACTGACTTCATGGTGATCCACGATAGTTTTGCTGTAGGTGTAGAGGACACTTGGACTCTATTTGATACTGTCAGAGCTACTTTCGTAGACCAGTACCAAGACACTTGCCTCTATACAGAACTAAAGAGTACTGCTGAACAGAATTTGGCTGAACCAGATTTAGCTAAGTTTGAACCTATACCTGTGAAAGGTAATTTAGATATGACGGAAGTAATGGCTTCGGATTATTGCTTTGCTTGACTGGAGTATTAGAAGCCGATAGTGAGGCAACCTAGGGTGTCCAAATTGATGCCCGAAGAGATCAGGACTGCTCTCAGGCCGCCTCACTACCAACAACTGATGATTCTATTCCCCTCGATACCTCAAAGTCTATAGCCAGCCCAATGCTAAACGTAGTCTTTTTAGACTATCTGGTCATAAAGTTATAGCCAACAGCACCAACAGTACGAACCCCCTAGTAAAACCCCGCCAGAAGCAGCTCTAAGCACCTTTATATCGATTAATGGTGACCTTCAGAGAATGACAGAAGCGAAATTTCCACTATGCATCCAAGAGAACGCTGCTTGGCGCTTGCTGAACTCCTTTTCAAAAGGAAAGAGCAATTGCCATTGCCCCTAATTGATGAAGCAAAGAGATTAAACATTAGTCTTGACCGTTTCATCGTAACCGAAGAAGAGAAAACTAAACCCACAATTAAGGAGAGACCAGATGTCTCAGAGAGTTAAATTTGTAACACCAATCGGAACAGCCGTTTACCCCCATCTTAACCACCCAGACACACAGTTTAATCCAGAGGGTGTCTATAAGACCGCCTTATCTATGGATAACTGTGAAGAGCTAATAGATGCCTGCAATAACCTAGCAGTGGCAGAGTTCGGTAAAGGCACTAAGTTCAAGATGCCGTTTACCCAAGATGAAGAGACTGGCAACACCATCATGAAAGTTAAGTCTAAGTATGCCCCTAAGATTTTCGATAGCCAAGGCCAAGTCATGGTAGGCGATCAGATCCCAAGACTATGGGGTGGCTCAACTCTTAAGGTTGGTGGCTATATAACAACGTATTCCGTGAGTGGTTCAAAAGGTGTCTCACTCCAGTTAGTTAAAGTCCAAGTGATTAACCCTGTTGGTGGTAACGGTGGTGATGACGAAGGTTTCGATAATTTCGAGGGTGGCTTTGTAGCCGCTGAGATAACTAAAGAGGCTTTTGAAGATGTACAAGAAGAACCACCGATGGAATCGGCAACGGCTGACCGCTTCTGAGCAAGGCATTAAGCACGGATATCGCTCTGGTCTAGAGGATACTATTTCTAAGCAGATTACTTCAGCAGGACTTCAAGTCGAGTATGAGACTGACAAGATAGAATACGAAGTTCCACTACGCAAAGCTAAGTACACGCCCGACTTTAAGTTACCTACTAAAACAGGTGGCTTTTTTTATGTCGAAACCAAAGGCATCTTTGATCTAGAAGACCGCAAGAAGCACCAATTCATCCGTGAGCAACATCCCGGCATTGACTTGAGATTCGTCTTTAGTAATGCCAACCACAAACTCTATAAGGGATCGAAAACCACCTACGCAAACTGGTGTGATAAGCACAACTTTGTGTGGGCACATAAAACGATCCCCGATGAGTGGCTACGAGAGTAGTTAAGGAGAGCTTGGGGGGGTGTCCGAAAGGGCATCCCCTTTTTCCAACACAAGGGGTAAACCAACATGGAACAAGAACACGATGAAACAACAAAGGTAGCCCACATACCCTGTGAAGCCTGTGGTAGCAAAGATAACGCGGCTGTCTTCAGTGACGGTCATACCTACTGTTTCGGCTGTAAGGACTTCCAAGCAGGCGAAGAGGGTGCAGAGGTTCAAGCCCAAGCACCCAAGAGGCCAACAGATCTCATTGATGGCTACTACACGACACTCAGTGTCCGTGGTATATCCGAAGAGACTTGCCGTAAGTTTGATTACCAAGTCACTGACAACTACAGAGGACGACCACAACAGATAGCTAACTACAGAAACTCAGATGGCTTAGTGGTAGCCCAAAAGATACGAGATGCAGATAAGAACTTTAGCATCTTAGGTGACGCTAAGAAGATGACACTGTTCGGCCAACACCTATGGAACGGTGGTCGTAAGCTAGTGATTACCGAAGGTGAAATTGACTGTATGTCAGTCTCTCAGATCCAAGGTAATAAGTGGCCTACTGTCTCTCTAGGGCAAGGTGCAAGTAGCGGTAAGAAAGCACTAATAGGCGCTTGGGATTACCTACAGCAATTTGAAGAAGTAATACTGATGTTTGACCAAGACGAGGTGGGCCAGAAAGCCGCCTTAGAGTGCGCTGAAGCGTTGCCAGTAGGTAAGGTCAAGATTGCTAAGTTACCCCATAAGGATGCCAATGAGTGCCTCCAGAGGGGTGAAGGTAAGGCCATCATAGATGCTATTTGGAGAGCCAAGAGTTGGAGGCCAGATGGCATAGTTTCTAGTGATGACTTTAGAGATATCATTGGTAAATCAGACTCAACATCTACTGTTAGTTATCCCTATCCAAAACTCAATGAAATGACTCGTGGTATACGCACTGGCCTTGTCACTATCTGTGCAGGATCTGGTGTCGGTAAGAGTACATTGATTAGAGAGATAGCGTACCACCTACACACCCACGGTCAGACTGTTGGGATGCTCATGCTAGAAGAGACTAACAAGAGGACACTACAAGGTCTTGTTGGGCTTCATATGGATAAGAACATCACCATTGATGAGTCAGCAGCAGGAGAGGAAGAGGTTATAGAAGCCTATGACAGCCTACTGGGTGAACATCCTGTTTATCTATTTGACCACTTTGGTTCAACTGCTGTAGACACCATCGTTAACCGTATCCAATACATGGTTAAAGGCATGGGTTGTAAGCACATCTTTCTAGACCATGTGAGTATCTTGGTGAGTGGCTTAACAGGTCAGGTGACTGATGAAAGACGGCTAATAGATCAGATAATGACTACCTTACGAAAGCTAGTACAAGAGTTAGATATCTGTCTGTTCCTAGTGAGTCACTTAAAGAGGCCAGAGGGAGCCAAAGGCCATGAGAATGGTGCAAAGGTTCAACTCAGCCAACTCCGTGGTAGCCATGCTTTAGCTCAGTTAGCTGACTTTTGTATTGGCTTACAAGTGAATGAGGAAGACCCCAGTGATGACTCTAGAGAGATAGTGCTGTTAAAGAACAGATTTACGGGAGAAGTGGGACAAGCAGACACACTTCAATATGACCGAAATACTGGAAGGCTGATCGAGGCCGACTCCAGATTCTAAGTAAGCAAACCTCGAATAACTAAGGAGAGACACTATGTCTTTAGCACAAACTCGTCTTGAAAAAGACTTCCAACAGTTTCACAAGAAGAACCCCCATGTCTGGGAATTGTTTAAGCACTACAGTTTAATAGCTATCAAGTCTGGTAGAGAGCATTACTCAGCTAGAGCCGTCATTGAGAGAATACGGTGGCACTCTGATTCTGATACTCAGGCTGATTCTTTCTTTAAGATACCTAATGCCACCATTGCTTACTACGCCAGGTTATTCCATGCGGCTTACCCCAAGCACAAGGGCTTCTACCGTACTGGTGTTGTAGCCACTACGCCAAGACCACTACAAGTAGAGATGGTGCTATGAAACAGGCTATCTTTGATATTGAGACTAATGGTCTACTCAAAGAACTCACGACCATCCACTGTATTGCTATTAGAGACTCTAGTACTGGCTCAGTCGTAAGCTATAGACCTGACCAGATCAAAGAGGCTATTGGTGTACTAGAGAATGCAGAAGAGATCATAGGCCATAACATCATTGGCTTTGATATCCCGGCTATCCAAAAGTTATACCCAGAGTGGAAACCTAAAGGCAAAGTAACAGATACCTTAGTCTTATCCAGACTAATCAAAGCTGACTTAATGAGTGACGACGCAACCTCCGTCGTACTCCCCGACGGCTTCCAAAAGAGACTCTGGGGATCACACTCTCTAAAGGCTTGGGGTTTACGCCTAGGCAACGCCAAAGGTGACTACGATGGTGGTTGGGAGACTTTTAGTGAAGCCATGCTTGAGTACATGGAGCAAGACGTTCATGTCACCTATGACCTCCTACAGCTACTACAAAGAGACAAAGACTTCTCTCAGCGCAGCATTGATCTTGAGCATAACCTAGCGGAAGTGTGCTACCGGATAGGTAACAACGGTTGGACTTTTGATGAAGACAAAGCCGGTGAGTTTTATGCCACGTTGTCCCAGAGACGACTTGAGTTAGATACTCAACTAGCCACTCTGTTTGAACCGTGGGAGATACGCACACCGTTCACACCCAAGGTTAACAATGCCACTAGAGGTTACATAAAGGGTGAGCCTACAGAGAAGGTAAAGGTAGTCCACTTCAACCCTAACTCTCGCAAGCACATTGCTAGATGTCTCACTGCTAAATACAAGTGGAAGCCCAAAAGCTATACCCCCAGTGGTGAACCTAAGATCGATGAAAACGTCCTGATTGACCTACCTTTTAGAGAAGCCAAATCACTGGCTGAATACTTCCTGGTACAGAAGCGTATTGCTATGTTAGCAGAGGGTGGATCCGCTTGGATGAAGATGGTAGATAGTGACGGTAAGATCAGGCACAACCTAGTGTCGTCAGGCACTGTCAGTGGTAGATGCGCCCATCGTTCACCTAACTTGGGTCAAGTACCATCGACTCGATCTGTCTACGGTAAAGAGTGTCGTGATCTATTCACTGTGCCTAAAGGTTGGACTCTATGTGGTGCAGACTTATCAGGGATAGAACTTAGGTGTCTCGCACAACTATTAGATGACGATGGTGAATACGCCAAGCAGATCATGGAATCAGATATCCATACGTTTAACCAAATGGCAGCAGGATTACCTGACAGGGATTCTTCAAAAACCTTCATCTACAGCACTATCTTTGGCGGGGGTGATGCTCTCATTGGCAAGATAGTAGGAGGCACTGCTAAAGACGGTAAGAGACTCAAAGCTGACTTTGAAAAGAATGTACCCGCGTTTAAAAGACTCAAAGCTGAACTTAAAGGTGCTTACAAAAGGCGTGGCTTTATCAAAGGCATCGATGGCCGCAAGTTGTACGTCAGAAGTGAACACCGTTGTCTCTCTCAGATTCTGCAAAATGCAGGCGCTGTGATAGCCAAAAGTTGGGTTTTCATGATAGATCAAGAAATAACTAACCAAGGTCTAGCGGCTTACATAGTGGGTTTTATCCATGATGAAGTGCAGATCGCCTGTAAAACTAAAGAGGTAGCAAAGTATGTCGGTGATATCACTGGAAGAATGGCGGAAGAGGTTGGAAGAGAATTCAACTTCAGACTCCCGATCGAAGCTGAATACAAACTGGGAAACACTTGGAGTGACACCCACTGACTCCAAGGATATCGATGGCTACTCTGTCGAGCATATCGTGGGCTTTTACATTGTCTTAGACAAGGCATGGCGTAACCCTTTCAAACTCAAATCTAACTTTGCACGACAAGCCGCGCTCTATGTAGCCACTTGTTGCAGCCTAGGTTTTATCACTAACCAGGTGGAAGAAGAGTTATTCGTAGATAGATTCAACATCACGCCTTTGGGCATGGATTACAAGGACACTCTAGATGAAATACTTGAAGAAATTGCAGGGAGTTTCGACCCCAACACTACTCATTGATGCCGACCTGTTCCTGTTCAGGGCGTCAATAATTGCAGAGGATGAACAAGATTGGGGTGACGACATATGGTCATTATCCACTGATCTTAAAGTAGCAAAGCAGATATTCACTGACCAAATAAACGGTTTCCACGAGAGACTAGGAACAAGTGAAGCTCTAATGTGTATTAGTGACTCTGTTAACTTCCGTAAAGCCGTATCACCTCAGTACAAAAGTAACCGCAAGAAGTCTCGTAAGCCTGTTGGCTACAAAGCAATGGTTGAATGGTGCGAAGCCACTTGGCCTAGTCATAGGCAGGCTACGTTAGAGGCTGATGATGTCATGGGCATCTTAGGTAGCGACCCAAGCATTGACACTGTAATAGTCTCTGATGACAAAGACATGAAGACAATACCTGGTCGGCTGTTTAGGCCAAATGATGGTGACCTATTAGATATCACTTTAGAAGTGGCTGACTTGAATTTCTACACTCAGACACTACAGGGTGACCCTACCGATGGTTACTCAGGTTGTCCCAAGATAGGTGCGGTAACTGCTGCCAAAGTATTAGGCAATAGACCTGACTGGTCGCTAGTAGAGAGCCAGTTTATCAAGGCAGGGCTGACCAAAGACGAAGCCATCATCCAAGCAAGACTTGCTCGAATCCTACGCAGAGAAGATTGGAATGCAGAGGATGAACGCATAAAGCTATGGAGTCCCAAGCGATGATTACTCTAACCAAGCGATCACCCCTGACTGGCTTTAAGAACACTCTGTCTGTTGACTGTGATGTCATCGATTACGCACTGTGGAAACGCGGCATGAAGATACAAGACGCTATGCCTCATGTACCCACAGATCACCGCGAGTTTCTCATGACTGGTATTTATCCGGGTGAATGGGAAGAGTTTGCAACCGTAGGAGGTGCTGTTCATGATCCTGACTACTAGAGAACTACTGCAGCTTACTACGCCTCGCTTTGCTGAATCGCAAGGCACTAAAACGAATACCAACTACTTTGCTAACTTAGAGGATGGCGGTGCGTATTTCCCCAGAAAACACACTACGCACAAGACTCAGCGCAACATTGAGAAAGTCCGCAAAAACAACGACAGGAGATTCCTAAGTTATGCACAAGCTAACCCACCCAGACCCATTAGGTGAGCCGACACTAGCTGACCTGGCGGCGGCTGTAGATAGAGCCAGACACACTCGTAAAAAGATGCTTGAAGCGTACCAGTGTGCCGACCATAAGCTAGATC